AACGTTCGTTCCAACTTTGCAAGGATTACTGCTGCTTGAATTTCGTTGCGCCGCTTTTGGTCACGTTCCAAAGCTCGCTTGATTTGTTGTTCTGTTGCTTGCCGTGCAACTTCTTCCGGCTTTGGCTCGTCCATCTTTTCGACGACTGGAGCGACTGCTGGAACTTCTTCTTCTGGCTTCACTTCTTCAGCCATGTTCATGACTGGTTCTTCGGACTCTGGTGCTTCTTCGCCAACCTTGCCAATAACCCAAGCGAGAACTTGGTCAGGATCGACAACACCATCAGGAAGCCCCATAGCCGTGAGCTTGGCTAACAATTCTGGATTCATACGAATCACCTTTCGATTTAAGTCCGTGTATGACCGACGAACGGTCGATTGCTCATCTGCACCCGTTGCGCAGATTGAAGCGTTTTGCGGTTGCCACTTCGTATGAATCAAAGCTGGTCCGTCGATTACAACACCCCGATTTGTTGTGTAAGATTGGCCACGCGCGACGAACAAAGTTTCGAGCGGTTGACCTGTAATGGAGAAGTCCGTTATGTGTCCTTCTGCCATTCGTTGCATGATCGTTTGCGACTCGGCATCGGATGCGAATACAGGCACCCCGTAGAGTTCTCCGTTTGCTGGATCGACTCGCATGTGCTGGATAGAACCGAAGATGTTTCTAACGGTCTTGTCGTTGTGCGAATCGACGATCGGTATCTGGTCACGTCCACCACGCCAGACGATTCCATCCATAAGCAGAACTTCGCTGACGACTTGTTTCGTGTCTTCGTCCCATCGTTGGATTGGATTCTCGGTTGCGATCACAGCTCGCTGTGGCGATACGATTGCAACTTGACGTTCAACCTTGGGGCGATCAGCAAGCATGGCTAGACTGCGTTTAACTCGTCGTGCAGCGTGCTTTTTCATCGTGCTGACTCCTCAACTGGTAAGGGTTGGTCAACAGTTCCGTCAGAAGCGTCGGCCACAATCGCGTCGATGTTCTTTTGGCTCATGCCTATCATTGATAATTGAGCAACAGCTAACGCTTGACTCATCGAGCCATCAGCGAGTCCGTTAAGAACGTCCGTTAATGCCTTACGGTTTCTGTTCCATTGCTGACGAGAAAGCCCCATCCATTCGCCAGTACCGGCTTGCTCAGTTTGCACCGCATCCGCTGGACCTTCGGAACCTGTTTGGGCTGCCATCATCTGCGCAGTTCTCTCTGCCTCGGTAAGCAGATTCAGCTCGTATCTCAGCTTTTGCTCTTTAGCTTGCTGATACAAAACTGCACGCCACGAACCGCCACGCGAGCCAACAACTTCTTGCAATGTTGACATGTGAGCATTGACGGCACCTTCTGCCGATTTCTGCTCTGCCTCTGGATCAACCCAAGGCTGTTCTGGTCGCTGCCATTCAACTGGCGAAACTGCGCGACGATCTTCTAGCAATTCGGAGGACGATGGAAAATTCTCCAAACCCTCACGCGCAGCAGCGTTAAAGAACTCGTCCCACACTGGCTGGCAGCAATGCCAAATCATGTAATTCTGCCAACGCTTACCTCGTGGCTTGTCCTCAAGCTTTGAAGTACGTGACGACGAATAAGACGTGTTTGAGAAGTCTTTAGATACAGCCTCGTAATTCGTGCCAGTACCAGCACAAACACCACGGAGAATCAATCTAATCCACGGATCGCTATTTCCGTTTGGTCTGCCTGGATTGGCGAACTCAATCGACTCATTGGTGTTCAGTCGTGCGATCGTGCCCGGCTCGAAGTAGTCAAGAGCGTTTCCGTTGGTGTCGGTCGTGTCTTCTCCAGACGGCCCAAGCATTGATGGAGTTGGGTTGTCTGACTTAATAAAACCCATGAAGCAAGACGAAATAGCCGACGCTTGGAGTTCGTTATCTTTGTACGTCGCCAAGTCTCGAAGATCAGACATAACCGGAGCAAACCAGCTAATGCCTCTTGATTGGCCAACTCTGTCCTTGCGGTATAGGTGCAAGATTTCGTGTGCTGGAACGCGTTCAGGAGTTTGATTCTTGACCGTGTACGGGCTGTTTGGATGCTCTGGATAGATCCAGTAAGCAATCGCCTTGCCTTTGTCGTCGAGTTCAACACCGCGAATGATGCGATTGCCAGACTCACGAGACGCCCTAGCCGTGTAGGTATCATGGTTCGTCGATATGCGATCAGCTTCAATCAGTTCGATTGCGAGCGGAACAGGTCGAGATATTCCTCGATATTGCTTACCTGGAGTCTTGATGAGGCGAATAAAGACTTCACCCGCTTCAACAATCTCACGTTGGCAAAGCGCCTGAATTTCTAGAAACGTTAGCTCACCGTTGATGTCGCAGACTTCGCACCATTCTTGCCAGACTTTATCACGAGCAAGATTAACGTCTTCAACATCCTCACCATTCTTGGTTTCGACGACGGATTGTGCCGTTATGCCTGAGCCGATTACGTTGCTCACAATCGTATCAACGACATTCCAAGCATAGGCATTGTCGCGAACTAGTGAACGCGCCCACGAACGCATCGCGTCCGCTCCCCACGGTCCTAGCAACTCTTGGTCTGCGGCTTGGTTCTTTGGCTTCTTGTTGCCTGTTAGCCGATTGCTTTCTGCTCCTTGGTAGGAACGCAACACTCGTCTGGCTTGAGTTCTGCGCAATTGTGCAACTGGAGAAAAATAACCTACAACTTTATCAATAGCCTCAGCAATCATCGGGATGTCCTCCCAAGTTTTCCAAGGCTAAATGGGCTTACACCAGCTTCCCTTGCGGCTTGCGTTTGCAGTTGGTTGCGTTGCTCAAAGAGAGTTGCCAAATCAAGTTTGGTAACGGTGCGCGAACCAATGGAATAAGACGACGCGCCACCCGTGAGTAACGCTTCGATAGCGGAATCAATTTGTGCTAATAGACTCGCAGCAGTTGCCATGTCGAGAAGTATGGCAGTGCAAGTAACTTATGCTATATTCTATGTTCCGCTGTGTGGAACTGAGTGAAAAAGGAAGACAAGATGAGTGAAAATCGAACAGAAACAAAAACTATCACTGCGGTTTTGACAGACCCTGCACATGAATCAAAGTCTCCATTTGTTCCATCCGTCAGAGTGGAAATTGCGATAGATCAAAACGAGGGGAATGTTGCTATTCGGTTTCCTGGTGTCGATTCCGAACAGGTGAGCATTTTTGTATATGATGGCCAAGTCCGCCTGTCCATATTCGATAAAGACTGCATAGACTCCACTTGGGAGTTTTATTTGGACGATAACAACGAATTCAAAAACGCCAAATCAAAATAAAACAAACATGAAGTACGTTTTAAAAACACACGTCAACGAAACCGTATGGCACCGAGTAGTCCAGTCAATCCCGAATGGAATATCTGTCGGAAGCTCCATACTGTTTCCTGGCTTCGATATAGTTCCAATCACATCGATAGAGTGGAGCATTGACGACAATGTGGTTTACATGTGGCTAGAAGACTATTCCTCTACGGAAGCTGAAATAGCTGGCTGGACAAAAGGAGATTACATAAACAGCAACACAGAGCCGATTAATTCAAGTTGCGGCATTAACGATGCGCTATTTCCTTGGGGAGACGAGAGGCTTGACACGCGTTTGCGTAACTCTGGAAATTGGCGGGGAAGAAAGGACGGCAGGCCAAAAACATTTAATGAGTTGCTGCGGATCGGCAGGAGCAGCATACATGATTTTACACGAAACATCGGCATGGTATCCATCGCCAAACTAGACGTTATATTTCGTGAGAAAGGACTTGAGAATGAATGGCTTAAATCATGAGTAGTGAAGCACGGAATTGAACCGACTCACTCCACTATCCAATATTTTCTTAGCGTTCCCAGTCCTTCCAAGTGTTCCCGCAGTAGTGACAACGGCAATAGCGAATGTTGCCACGAGTAGCAAACACGCGTGTAAAGTTAGTGTCCTTCTCGCGCAACGCTTCGCAGACTGTGCATGGCTTTGCAACGAACGTTCTCGACCTTGCTCGTACTGGCTTCGGAGTCAATGGCTTGACTTCAACTGTTTCGCTCTCGATTACTTCGATAATCGGTTCACTTTCACCAGCAACGCTGATTTGTTCTTCGCGTTCGATGACTGTGCAGATTGCCATCTCTTCCGGTTTCCATGCTTTCTGTTCGTGCTTCCGTTTTTCCATTTCAATTCCTTTTCCCGAGGGTTTACTTTCGACGAGGCACCCAGCCGCCTGGTCGTTTCTTAAATCGTGTGTTCTGTGGCCGCTCTTGCTGCGGCTTATGCTTCACTGGCTCTTTAGGTTGCTTTGCAACATCTGGAACTATGCGGACGCCGAGGACACCAGCAGCAGCACACGCATAGCCGCCAGCATCTAGCCAGTGATTATTATTCCTGTCAATGACAGTCCAAGCCGTCTTAAATCCCTTACCAGGAAGCGGAATGTGTTCTAGGCGTTCACTAACCATGCTCTTAGCAAACGGTATGTGATACTTTCCGTCATTCTCTGGAGGATCGAACAATGCCATAGATTGAGGCGTTCTATCACTTCCAATCCAAGGCTCGCTTTGCAAACGCTCTTGTAGCCAGTTCTTCCAGAATACTGTATTCGGATGAAATAGCCAAAGCGGTCTGCCTCGCTGGTCTAGCACTTTAGTTGCGTGGCACTCGTAGTAAACCATGTTTGTATCGGCTTGCTTCGGTTGCCAGTAGTTAGAGTCCGGTCCCTTGATTGCGTAGAATCCTTTGCCAAGTCGTCGGCATGCTTCGTAGATCGCTTCTGGCTTATAGCCTGAGTCAATAAACGTCATATCAATTTTGTACTCTGTGCTTTCGACTGCAAACGCTTGCAACGCTGTCAGCATCGCTAATTCAATAGCGGTGTCACCGCTATTCGTTGTTAGTCCGTGCGTCATAAACTTACCGTAGTCGATGATCGAACTTGTTCCGTTTTCAGCAAAAGCAATATCAACATACCAGCAATTGACCTTTCCCATGTCGATTCCTCGAGTGACGTACTTGACCCAAGGAGGAAGCTGCTGACGCTTCAATCCAGACAAACACCCGGAAACATGCTGATAGCTCAAGTCGATCGTTTGAATCTGTTCGGCTTCGGGCGGGTCGTTTTGGTACTCTGTGCAAAAAGCATCGTAGCTCGTGTCTGCGATCGCGTTGAAGACTACCTGCCAAGCGGAATGAACAGTGATCCAACCATCTTTTAGAACTGTTGCTTTGTAGTTGTCGGCAAGCAATTCACCACCAAGTTGCATTGCTTCACGGTTCTCCAAGAAGAACTGAGTTGCTGAACGTCCGTACCTATCGCCGTCGCGCTGGTCCTTGGCTCGCATCGCCATGTATGTGTGCCAAAGACCATCCTCTTTCTTCCACTCTTCTGGCCACTTTTCAACCCATCCAAAACGCTCGCCCATCCAAGAAGGCTTGATCTCTGGGTCGGTATACTTAAATGAGTTCGACTTGCGATTTTGAACTGTTGTTATCATTACCTGCGCGAGTTCTTTATCTTCGCCAGCAAGTCCTGCAATGTCCTTTTCGATTGCGTTCTCGCGATCCTCAATCTGTGAATCACTCTTTGCGGATTCTCGCGTTTCAGGCTCGTCGATTGGAAC